AAAGCGACTTCTCGCCGGGGCTATCCTCATTCAAAATGGCTGGAAGCTCGACAATTTCCCACTGATCAGCGTTGGGATTCTTGGTTTGGTAGTCGATTAAGCGCCCGGTCAGATCAATAAGTGACCACCGAGTCATAATTACAATAATTGCGCCGCCCGGCATCAGTCGCTGAAGCGGCCCCTGCTGGAACCAGTTCCATGCAGTATCAAAAGCCAGCCTAGAATTAGCGCGTACGTCCCGCTCTGCGTGTGGATCGTCAATTACAAACAGATCCGCGCCCCGGCCAGCTAGCGCACCCCCTACGCCTGCGGCGTAGTACTGGCCTCCCGCAGTTGTTGACCACTTCCCCGCAGCTTTCTGGTCATCTGCCACATTTGTCTGGGGGAAAATCTCTGCGTAGTCCTCGCCGTCGATCAAATTTCGTATGCGCCGCCCGTAATCCTCAGACAAACTGGCGGTGTGCGTGCCCATGATGATCTTCTTATCAGGATATTTACCCAAAAAGTACGCGGGGAACAGGTAAGACGAGAACTCAGACTTACCCATACGTGGCGCAATATTGATAATCACCCGCTTTTTGGTGCCGTTTAGCACATCTTGGAAGATCTTTGCCAGCTTGCGGTGGTGAGCGCCAACCTTAAACCCGGGATATACGGCAGCAGCAAAGCCCAAAATCGAATTGTGCGCGGCAGACATGCGCGCTCGGTGCTCTCGGACTTCCAAATCCTCAAACAACTCCATCTTGTCCTTGGTGGACATATGGGGAAGCGCTCGCTGGAGCGCTTGAAGCTCAGCCTTGCTGAGCGTCGTGAAGTTGTTCAGGGACATCTGACACGTCTACAACATCAACAACCTGCATAAAACGATTGAGCTTCTCTTTAATTCGCGTCTCCAACTCGGAATCAGTCAGGTCAGCTTTCTTAATCTCAATCTTCTCCGTGAACAAACCCACCTCAGTCACGCGCCCCAGCATTCCCAGCGCCTTGAGGCGGATACTCGGGTTCGTGTGCTTGGTCTCTTCAACGATCTTTGCTACTGTATAGCCACGAAGTTCCTTGGCCTGTTGCACAAACTCCCAATCATATGCGGTGAGCATCCCAGTTAAATGCTGCACTGCAACAGGCGTCTTGATTGCAGCTAGCGCCGTGCGCTGATCGTCTGTGTCCGTGGTCGCAACTAAAGAGCCAAAAGCTTTCCGGGCGCGGTCAACTTCTATTTCCTGCTCAAGTGCGGCGTCTGGCACCACACCCAAATCTTCTAGCCACTTTGTGGTGGCAACTTTAGCCGACACAATCTTTTCCGGCGCAGCCGTATGCAACGGCGTGAAGTTAGCCGTGTCCGTAACAGCGGGAGCATGTATTAAATGTTCTAGCATGAAACCACTCTACACGCAAGCTTTGACAAACGCAAGCGTGTTTAGCGTTGGACAGGGATAATTACAATTTTTTATAGTAGTGGTGGGGGGTGCGAATGAGGGCAAGCGGATAGGAATTGGACAGCGAAATTGGGAAATTGGGGGGATGGTTGTGAAACAGTGTTCCGGCGGGCGGGGGGCCTCGCCGCCACACAGAGGGGGGTGGGGAGGGGGTGGGGCTGGCACGAAAATCGCATATGTTCGGGTAGGCCACACTTGCGCCCAACTGGCGGACATAGTGTCCGCGAGTTTCAACCCTTCGGAGTAGATGATGAGCAAAAATGCAATGAAAACCGCGCCGACCGCGCCGACCGTACCCGCGAACGATCCGACCGCGCCGACCGCGCCGACTTCAATCGGAGTCGAGCGGGTTCTCGACGAGTCGAAACGCGAAGCGGTCGAATTGTCGAAGACCGCCGACCAAGTTCTGAATACGGCGCAAGTTGACGAGCGCGCCGTGTTCGCATTGTTCGACGCAATGTCAAACTCGACCGCCGACTTCCGCGACCGCCTAAAAGCCCTCCGCATTGGCGACCGCGACACTTGCCACTCGTATTTGATGCGTTGGGCGTGCGTGAAGGATGGTTTGACGCTGATCGACGGGCAACGCGGCGCCAAGTTCGATCCCGCTCCGCTCGCCGCTCGACTGGCGGCGACTGCTATTGAAAATGGCGGGTTGACCGATCCCGGGTTTGGCGGCGACCAACATCTCGCCGCAATGACGATCCAAGAAAAGGCACGCCAAGACGCCGAAACTACTTGTGAGTCTGCGCGTAAGGCGGTACGGCGCGCAATGATCCAATTGTTCGACGATCCTGAAAAGGCACCGTCGACTGGTAAGGCAAAAGCGGACGAAGTCGCGGCGCTCCTGAAGCGGATCGCCAAGTTGGAAACCGAATCGTTGGATCGCCTGAAAGCCGGTCTTGACAAAATCGAGCGCGACCGCGCCGCTTCCAAATGATCGTCCGCGCCGACCACCTCATAATCCGCGCCGATCATTGGTCCGTACGTTACTTAATCCGGTTTTTCTGGGTCGAGAGCGCGCGGGTAGGTCGGGATACGACAACATGGGTTCGGGTTAACTTCCGACGCTAACCCGCTCGACCCGCTCAGCGTATACGCTGAGCGGGTTTTCGTTTGTCCGCGTTTTCGTGGGCAAACGAAAACCCAATCCCGGGTTTGACGCGACTCGCGGACACATTGTCCGCGAGTTTTTTTGTAACCCTGACGCGCTAGTCGCGTCGAACGTAGAACGGAGAATGAAGAATGTTCGACAACGCAGACCTACACGTGACGCCCGCATATGGGCGCGATTACAAGTCGATGATTGAAGTAAAAGAATCGTGGCATGGCGGGAAAGACTTCCTGCTACACGGCAAGCCCATGTCGATTAGGGACGTAGAACGTACAACGCAAGTGTGGGTGCGCTACGCGAAGCTTCGCAAGATGGTTCGGGTGCAGTAACTGATTGCTTCGCCGCATGGGTCAGCCCCATGCGAGGGCGCAATCGTCCTACTGGCGGACACGTTGTCCGCCAGTTACTTTGGAGAACGTAGAATGGACACGTACGACGTACTGCGCGCGGGTCGCGCGCATTGGGATAGGCGCTTCGCCGTGAACACGGTGGACCCCGACTTCGACCGCTATTCAGCCGTCGAGTTTGCCGACTATACGGACGAGGACCGCTTGTTCGACTTGACTGTCGTCGAGTTCGGCGAGGACGAGCAAGACGCCGCGCGTGAGTGGCTACGCGGGCGGGGCATCCTATGATTGACGACGATGACGATCACGACGGGGAGTATCTCCCCTACTGCCGCGCATGCTACAAGGTGCGCGTCGAGTACCCGCGTCGCAACATGGAACGGCCAACGTGTCGTAAGTGTGGAGAACGAGAAGCGCGTAGCGTGAAGCACACCATTGTGCCAATGAACAAGTCGAACTACATGCACGTGCGTGATATTAGTTTGCTGACTCAACTTAACCCAAAGAGAACGACATGAGAGTACCAGATTGGTTATGGGGGGCCGTGTACGGAGCGGCAGTTCTGGAAGTTCTCCATTACGTATTATGGAGTCCTTGTTGTTGAAAAACAACAAAAGTTTGGTGGTCCACCATTCCGACGTTCTGTGCGAGCGCACAGGACGCTGGAATGGCGTGGATTCATGCGGCTTTCAGACGTCCACCCCCCCAGAAACCTACGTATATATATATAGTTTTTTCCAAAAGATATATATATGTATGCGTAGCCGGACAGACTTGCGCCGACTTGCGCTTTTCCGTTTGCCGTGGCACTCTTTGAAAAACGTAGGTATACGCGGGGGTAACACCCCCAACGCTAGTGTTCATGCGGGTTAGTTAATGTCCACCTATAGTGGACCACCTTGCGAAATGGAGGACCACCTGATGAAGCAATGTGGACAATGTAAAACCTTTTACAAGGCTAGTGAGTTCCGCGTGAAGCTCTCAAAGTTGGCGTCTGAGGGGCGCGGACTATACGACGGGCGCAGACTCACCATGGAGATGTCAATCTGTAGACAGTGCAGACCCAAGCCCAGACCCTATACGGCAATGACGGAGCGCGAACTCAACACGCTGGTGCTATCACGGGATATCACCCGTGAGTTTGCCGATGGAATCCTGCGAACCCGCGCCATGCACGCAAGGCGCAAAATGTCCACGGCTGTGACCAAACGGTGGGAACGCGAACGACTAGCGCGTGTGAAGCCTGCGCTCGACCTATGCTCAGTAGAACGTAGAGCGGTGAAGGACCAGCTACGGTACGCAACGGAGAACGGCAAGGAACGTGTCATCGCCTTCTGTGAAACGTATCTGCAAGTGATTGATGAGTACGCCAAACAAGTGCGCGACTCTAAAAAGATACACGACATACCCTCGGCAACGAGGGCGCGTGTGTTCAACGCATGGCATGCGTGTGATAAAGCGCGCGGACCCATGCTTTTCAGCAAACTGGCGGACATCCTGTCCGCGAGTCACAACCCGGAGAGTGAGTGATGAAACAGAAGTACTTGGTTGAGATGCACTACGAGGTGCACTACGACGCAGAAGTTGAGGCCGAGTCGGAGGACGAGGCCGAGATGCTTGCGCTTGAAGAGATCAAAGGGCGCAAGGATCTGCCGCAGGGCGACGAAAACTGGTACGCCGAGTTTACAAGCGTGATTGAAGCGGAGGATGAAGATGCAGACGGATCGTAAAGAACTGACCACGCTACGGGTATCCGTAGCACGTATAGCGCAGGTGATTGGCGTTGACACCCACTTAGAGGTGAAAAACAAAAGCTACTCAGAACTGCATGCGCTTGCCGTTACGGAGGAACGTGGGTGGAACCATCTGGCGAACATGATCGTCGCTGAGATCGAGCAGATGCAGGGCAACGAACGGTTCTCAGATGAGAGTTACGCATGGGTAGCTAAGCAACTCAAGGACGCGCGCAACGCGCTCAACCAGATTGAAACCATAGCGGGGATTTTCAAATGATTATCAATGACTGGTCCGTGGTCGAGTCGCCCAACGGCATATCTCTGCGCTACAAGACGCTCGATGACCCAGAGATCTGTGTGCATGTATCAGACGGGCGCATCTACATCAACGTGTTCGCCAATTACGAAACGGACATACCTGTTTCTTTGGTAGTACCAATTACAAAGGCTGAATGATGAATATACGGGAACGGGAGAACTTAGCTATCGCATATGCGAACGCATGGTATGCGGTAAAGGGCACGAAGGTCATGTTGACCACCGGGCCGCGCGGTTGGTTCACGATACGTTACGAGAACGGTGGCATGGCACGTGGAGTTCGGACACGCGCCATCCTCGATGGACTGGTCACGCTGACCAGCAGACTTGCGCAGAACGACATCACCAAGATGCGCGAAGCGCAGATTCAATAACTTTGGGAGAACGAAATGGCCTATGGCGCGCTATGCAACGATCTTAGATCAATCGGATCTTACTTCAGGGCCGACGACTGGTGGCACAAAGCACCGAAATGTCGGTCAACCAAGCTGACATCGAATCAGAAGTCCCTTCACCCACGCAAACCATCTTCGTTCACGCACTACCGGCTGGAACGTGGACCCGACGCGGACTACTACGATCTAGCTATGTACGACACATCCCTGTGTCGCCTGTTCAAACCACAACCCAACGGGAACTACGAGGTGTGGTACTCGTACACGGGATCCAATTCAGACGCCCACTTCCACAACCGAGTAACGCCGTATCAATCTCGCGTGATAACTACGGACAACGTGCGTGTGGTCGTGCCGCTGGCGCTGGCTAGGCGTGGGCGTGGGGAGTTCACCGCCAAGTGTGTATTCACGGCGAGTGGGTTACTTATACGGGAGAAGTCTTGGCACGTGCCGCATGGTCGGCGCTTGATGAGCAAGGGACGTAGAGATGAGCGCAAAGAGACGGTGCGCCTAGCCGAGCCGTACGTGACCATGGCACTGGTGGGTCGGGATAACTTGGATATGTATGCAGACCACAGGTACGTATCGTTTGACGGTGATTGGTTACGCCAAGAGCCAACCGAGGAGGTTATCAACGGGGTCATGCGCATGGCGTATGACATCAAGAATCAATGGGAACGTAGGAACCGTACGTGGGTGAAGAATCTTGACCCGCGCATGCCCAATTTCGGAGAGTACGTACACGTACCAATGCCAGACAACAAACTACGGGAGGAACTGATCCAGAAACTACACGGAATTAACAACACATCCAGTTATCGAGATAAGTGGGACGAGATGCCCATGTTTATGGCTGACGCGGACTATCCGCGCAGTGGACTCTCATTCAAAACACCAAGGGACTAATTGAAATGCAGAACTTCCTTTCACTGGCGCAAGCCGAGGCCGCTATCGAGTCGCTTACCGGAGAGGAAACCATCCTCGTCCAAGGCGAGCATGGTATCGGTAAGACTCAACTGTTTCGCAATCTTGCCAAGAAGCAAGCGTACGCCAACCACATATTCATCGAGCCGATTGATTGCTCGCAGTTGAGCGACGGTTCTATCTTTATGCCCGACATCGACAAGGATGCTGGAGTGTCACGTGAGCTACCCAACGAGCGGCTTGGCGTAAGCAAAACCAATCGCCGTGGCGTAGCGGGTTCGCGTCCGGTAATGGTGGGCTTCGATGAGATCGGCAAGACCACACGTTACATGCACAACGTACTGGCCCCAATCATCTACGAGGGGCGTGTCGGTGACTATTACTATCCAGACGGTAGTCTGCGTGTGTGCTTTACCAATCTATCCATCGAGGGTTTGGGCGACGTGATCCAAGAGCACATCATGGACCGGCTGATCACTATCAATGTACGCAAGTCTACTGCCGAGGAGTACGTGCAGTATGCGCAGGGTGCAGGTGTGCACCCAATGGTGATTGCCTACGTAGCGTCTTACCCGGAGGTTATGGAGTCGTTCATGGACTACGAGCCGGGTGGTATCCATCACGGCAAAGATCTATCCAAGACCAACGGTCGGATCTACAACCCACGCAAGAAGGGCGGCAAGTATGCGACGCCGCGCTCCATTAACAGGATGGGAACGATCCTCACGGCGCACGAGACTAAGGGTCTGACTGACGATTTTACTTTGGAGATGTTGCTGGCTGGTGCCGTGGGTACGCTGGTGGCGGCTGAGTTTATGGCGTTCCGTGCGTTGGGTGAGAGTAACTGTTCGATTACCCGTGTGCTACACGACCCGCTGACTGCGCCTGTGTCGGACAACAAGATGGCGCAGATCCAGCAAGCGATGAAGCTCTTGTCCGTGATCGACAACCGTACGGATGCGGAGAAGTCCTGTACGTATGTACGGCGCATGGCGCGTGAGGTGCAGTGCATGTTCGTCAATGGCGTGACGGGGAGCAACCGCAAGGCTATCTACCTGACGCTGGCTGTGTACCTGCAAATGCAGAACGAAACCAAGATGATGCTTTGATGTTCGACAAGGCTTGTCCTTGCAAAAAAGGGAGTGTGATATGAGCTTGCATTCATGGGAGAAACTCCCGCTAGATATGCGGATAACGGCAGTCAACATCGACTGCTCACGGCATCCGAAGTTCGCGGTGATGGCGGGCGTGATCATGCTTGGTCAGAACAAGATCAAGCAGATCAAGACTGCCGCCACCAATGGCCGGGATGTTCACTACGGTGAGGAGTTCTCTAAGGGACTGGACCGCAAGCAACTGCGGTACTTGGCGCTACATGAGAACGGTCACAAGGCGCTGATGCACTGCGTCTTGCCTATGTATAAACAACTATCCAAGAAGTATCCGAGGCTGACCAATCAAGCGCAGGACTACGTTATCAATGGATGGATCGAGGAATTGGACCCCAACTTTGAGTTCGTGGATCGACCGTGTGATGGGCTGTGTGTAGACAAGCGGTTCGACGGGATGTCCTTCATAGACATCATGAAGATACTGATCAAGGAAGCAGAGGAACGCGGCGACGACCCAACTGAAGACAAGGATGACGAACATGACTTCGACGAACACATCGACGGCGACCAAGAGTTTGCGCCAGAGGAACAAGAGCAGATCCAGAAGGAGGTTGATAGCGCACTGCGTCAGGGCGAGTTCTTGGCGCGCAAGCTGGCCGGTAAAGGGTCGGGTGGTAGGGATATCTTTGGACTGGCGCAAGACCGGAGCACCAACTGGCTCGACCCTATGCGGGAGTTCATCGAGGAGATGACTCGCGGGGATGAGAACGGTAGGTTGATACCGCCCAACAAGCGCATGTTTGCAAGTGGCTACATCTTTCCGACGCGGTTCGACGAGACGGTCGGGGACTTGGTTATCGCATGCGATACCTCCGGGTCTATGGGTCCGTACTACACGCTGATCTTTGGCGAGGTGGCGCGGATCTGTCAGGACACCAAGCCGCAGAGCGTACGTGTCCTGTGGTGGGACTCCTCTATATGTCACGACCAAGTGTTCAAGCCAGATGACTACGGCAGTATCGCTACGTTACTCAAGCCCAAGGGTGGCGGCGGGACCGAGCCGCAGTGCGTGGTGGACTACATGAAAGCTAAAGAGATCAAGCCCAAGGCGATGATCTGGATCACAGACGGTTATATCGGTGGTGAACCGCACAACGAAGTGCCAGCGTTGTGGGGTGTGGTGGGGAACGATCACTTCGTTCCTCGGTTTGGCAAGTTAGTACGTATCCCAACGGAGCTTTGATTATGGACATGAATATCCCTCGCTACAACATCGACACCTGCGCAGTGCTGGTGGAGTTCAACGCCAGTGTGTGGACAGCACGCAAGCTGGACAAGTCTACGACTGAGGAGGTTGTTACCAACAAGAACGCGGCGGCTAAGGATGCGGCGCGTGTGAACAAGAACCTGCTGGCCGGGCGCACAGAACTGGATAAGATCCAGCAGATCGTGAGCGCGGCGCGCACATATCTCAATGAGAACACCTTGCCGTGGTCAAACAATGGACAGCGCATGCTTCCACAGGCTAGGTTCATGGAGGTGGACAAGAAGCTGACCGAGTACGGGGATCTGTTCTGGGCAGAGGTGAAACCGTTCATCGACATCTATCCGACGCTGATCGTGGCGCAAGCCATGGCTCTCGGTGATATGTTCAAGCGGCAAGACTACCCAACACAGGCCGACATCTCGCAACGCTTTGCCTTCTCTGTGAATTGCCTACCCGTACCCACGGCGGGCGACTTCCGTATTGACGTAGGCAACTCCGCGATGAACGAAGCCCGTGATATGTGGTTGAAACGGCTAGAGAAACTCACAGCGGAGCGGGTTGAGAAGGCCATGGCAGACGTTCGTTCTCGCCTTGGCGACCACCTCAAGCGTATGTCAGATAGGTTGACGACAGACATCGTGGATGGAGAACCGAAAGCGCGCAGGATCTACGATTCTGTAGTTGACGGCGCGTTAGAACTATGCGATGTTGTCAAAGCTTTGAATGTAGTACAAGATCCGAGCCTAGAAGCTGCGCGGTATTCGCTGGAGTGCGCCCTGATTGGGGTCACGCCGGACGAGTTGCGCAAGAATGAGTACGTGCGTGAAGGTACCAAGAAGGCAGTCGATGCCATCTTGGAACAGTTTAATTTCTAAGGAGTGTTTACCATGCAAGACATAGCAACTGCCCTCAAGACCGCAATCAACCAGTGGGAAATTGTTAAAGAGATCAACCCACCAAGGATGGAAAAGTACGAACAGCATGTTCAGTTGAACGGCGCAGTGCCCACGGCGAAGCAACCCGTAGCGCACACCATCTTTAATTATGTTCGGGACAACCCCGGCATGACGGCTACGCAATACACAGACAAGCTGACCGAGAAGGGGCTGATCCGTGGGTCTGTCAGTTCGTATCTGTACCAGATGATCAGCTACAACTTGCTCTACGCTGATGCAGACAAGAAGCTGTATACGAAGCACAAAGAGTACAAGACAGTCAAACAATTGCCCAAGAAGACGAAGCCGCCCACCCAGCGCAAGGCGAAGCCAGCGCCAGCACCAGCGCCAGCACCCAAGCCTGTGGCAACGCCTGCGCCTGCGGTTGTACGTACAGTGCACGTACAACAAAAACCCGACACGATTAACAATGATGTGGAGAGAATCCTGTCCATGCTTAACGTACGCACAGCACACAAACTGTGCGAAGCCCTCAACAAAATCTTTAAGGCGTGAGTATGAGCAACGATTACGTACCAGTAATACGTGACTATCCTGCGTGCTTTGATTCCGGTGCCGAGTACGGGCGCTGGGTACAAATGGCGCGGCATAGTCCTCCCACCCCGGGACATAGCTACTGTGAAGACTGCACGATTGAGTATCAGACAAACATGATCAAGCAAGGTCGGTGCGGGTTCCCAAGTACGTTGTTCATAAACAATGTGGGTATTCGTAGCGCAGAAGCTATCCATAAGTTAACGGGTCGTCGCCCATATCATAGGAACGCCAAATGATTTATGCACACACAGGTCAGAACCTCAAGACAGCGACCGCTGTTGATGACCCAGTAACAAAGCCCAAGCACTACACGTTTGGGTACTTTGAAGTCATTGATGTGTTGCAGGATTGGTTCCCTAAAAACCCATTGCTGTGGCAGGTTGGGAAATATATTGCGCGTGCTGACCACAAAGGTAAACCGCTGGAGGATCTACGCAAGGCACGGTTCTATCTTGAGCGCGAGATAGAACGACGCGAAGAGCTTTCAAAGAACTCCAATACGTAGCCGACGCTGCATCTCGGACGGTGCTCACACGCGGCTTGTATATCTTGTGTGTCCCGTTAGGGGGCGGGGTTGTCGGCTAGGAAGATTGGACCCTGCCCTCACTCCCTCACCGCGAACCGAGGGGGCGCGGAATATACATTCCCCCCTCACTAATTGGAGCAATGATGACAACACCAGAAGCTAAGGTTAAGAAGAACATACGAGCAATACTCGATGCGGCGGGGGCGTACTACGCCATGCCCATAGGTAGCGGCTACGGAAACGCAGGGGTGCCTGACTTCCTTGTGTGTTGCAACGGGCGGTTCATTGGCATCGAAGCCAAAGCCGGGACAAATAAAGCAACTGCGTTGCAAGAGAAGAATATCCAAAAGATATTTGACGCTGGCGGGGTAGCGCTCGTCATTAACGAACACACCATACCCGATCTTCAGGAGCTAATTAAATGGACGATGAAACTATAAACCCAGCAATTCGTAACGCCGCACACTTGGCGTTGCTTGTTAAAACTTGCATTGATCCCGAAGAGAATGCGAAGGGTGTGTTCCTTTATAACAAAGACGGTAAGTTATCCATCCTCACGTTTAACGCAGGTCCAATAGATGTATTCAACATGGCGGTACAAACGGCGCACTCGATAGAGCAGTCGGTTAACGCAGACATGCCACCAAGGGAGATGTTCAATTGAACATAGTAACAATAGACTTTGAGACGAGATGGGACAGCAAGGAGTACACATTATCCAAACTCACGACAGAAGAGTATATTAGGGACCCCCGTTTCAAAGCATTCGGTGCTTGCCTACATGAGTATGGATCAGAAGAAGATATCAAGTGGTACAACGGCGACGACCTGCGTGAAGCACTTGCACAGTACGACTGGACCAAGACAGCCATCCTTGCGCACAACGCGCAGTTCGATGTCGCCATCCTTGAGTGGAAGTACGACTGTCACCCAGCTTTTATCCTTGACACGCTCAGCATGGCGCGCGCCCTGCGTGGAGTTGAATCAGGAAACTCGCTCGCAAAGCTAGCGGCTGACTTCCGTCTGCCCCCCAAGGGCAGGGCGGTGCACGACACGAACGGGTTGCAAGAGATCACGCCTGAGATCGAGGCTGAGTTAGCGGCGTACTGCGCACACGATGTGGAGTTGTGCGAGGCAATCTTTGAACGCCTGTCAGTTAATTACCCTGCTAAAGAGTTGCGTCTGATCGACATGACTCTGCGCATGTACACACGTCCCATGCTGTTGCTTGATGGCGGCATGTTAATCAATGCAATCAGTCAAGAGTCCAGCTACCGGACTGAACTATTGGAGAGACTAAATGTTAAAGAGGAAGACCTTGCGTCGAACCCGAAATTCGCATCGTTACTGGAGAGTGTTGGGGTTGAACCACCGCACAAACTTAGTAAGACAACTGGTAAACAGACGCTCGCTCTTGCTAAAACGGACGCCCTCTTTCAAGCGATACTTAATGGTGAGAATGAACCGGCTGCTCTCCTCTGCGAGGCTCGTCTCAAGGTAAAGTCAACTAGTGAGCGCACCCGAGCGCAACGGTTCTCGGACATCAGTAGACGCGGCGCTCTGCCTGTGCCGCTCAGCTATTACGGGGCGTCAACGGGACGCTGGACTGCGAGCAAGGGGTCTGCTATCAACATGCAGAACCTCAAGCGTGGGTCGTTCCTGCGCCGTGCAATCATGGCACCGGAGGGGTATCAGTTAGTAGTCGGTGACCTATCTCAGATCGAGCCGCGTGTGCTGGCGTGGCTAGCTGACTACCAAGATATGCTGGACATCTTCCGCTCTGGCGCTGACCCATACGCACAGTTCGGGGCGCAGATGTTTCGTATCCCGGGCATGACCAAGGAGTCGCACCCTGACCTGCGCCAGTCTGCGAAGTCTGCCTTGCTGGGTTGTGGGTACGGGCTAGGCTGGCAGTCGTTTGCTTCTCAGCTAATGGTTGGATTCCTTGGCGCGCCGCCTGTGCGGTACGACAAAAAGTTTGCCAAGACGCTGGGCGTTGATACGGAATACATTGGCAAGTTCCTGCTGTGGAAAGACAACACAGAAAAGTTAGACAAGATTCCACGTGTCTGTAGCGACTTAGAGATACTAACGCATGCCGTAGCAAGCAAGATGATCATCGACACGTACCGTGCTACTGCATGGCCGGTCAAAGCGTTCTGGGATATGTGTACAGAACTACTGGGGGCTTCGTTGTACGGCGGTTCGCCGTACACACACAAGTGTCTAACGTTTGAGAAAGAGGCAATCTTACTTCCCAACCGGATGTACATACGCTATAATGATCTCAAACAAGTAGCGGACGATGAGGAAGGTCGCTTGCAATGGGTCTATGGCCCGGACGAGACCAAGCTCTACGCAGGGAAGATTACGAACAACGTCACGCAAGCATTGGCTCGCATCGTGATGACTGACGGCATGTTGCGCGTAGCTAAACGCTACCCAGTTGTCGGGACAGTTCACGATGAGTTGATCTGCGTGGTGCCTGACTCTGAGGTTCATGAAGCCAAGACGTGGGTCTTGGAACAGATGACTATAGAGCCAAGCTATATGCCGGGGATACCTCTGGCCGCTGACGTTGGCGCACACCGTCGATATGGGGATGCAAAGAAGTGATACCTGACAACGTACTGATAGGAAGCAAACTGTACACAGTGCACGTGCTCGACCATCTAAAGCATGATCACCTTGGGTATATCGACTACGACAAACAAACAATCGAGGTATCGCGCTACCGCTTCGACAACACAGAAGTAAGCCCCAAAGAACTAGAGCATGCGTTCTGGCATGAAGTCACACACGGAATCCTTAAAGACATGCACCACAAACTAGAGAGCAACGAGAAGTTCGTTGACGCCTTTGGCCTACGGCTGGCGCAGATCCAGCGCTGGTTGCGGGGGGAGAGATGAAGCCGGTAACGTGGAGCCACTCAAGTCTCAAGGACTACGAGGGGTGCGCGCGTAGGTATCACGAAATCAAGGTGCTCAAGAACTACCCGTTCCAAGAGACAGAAGCCACACGGTACGGCACCGAGTTGCACAAGGCGGCTGAGCTATACGGATCCAAGGGGACGGAACTGCCGCCCCAGTTCAACTTTGTTCAACCAACACTCTACGCATTGCTGACCAAGACTGGACGCAAGCTGCCCGAGTACGAGATGGCGCTGACTGTTGAGCTAAACCCATGCCGCTGGTCTGCTGACAACATGTGGGTGCGTGGCATTGCTGACCTG